ACGACAGGCCGCTGATGGTGAGATACGCCGTTGAACCATTTTTGATGACCAGCGTATTTGTATAGCTGGCCTCATACACGGTCACATTAATTACCACCTTAACTGTGGCAGCATCAGCGGTAAGGGCTGTGACGCTGTTGACCACGGCACCTCCGAGCGTTTTTACCGTTGCAGCAGAGGATGTACCATAGACCTGATTGCTCTTTTTCCTCGCTCTGACCTTGATGTAGTAGGTCGTATTCGGAGAAAGCCCGGTGATGGCCTTGCTTGCCGAGGTTCCGGCTGTCGTGGAAAACTGCGTCCATGTGGAGCCGTTATCCGTACTGTACTGCCAGATATCCGCCGTTGCAGAAGAAGTCGCAGAAATCGTGACACCGCTGGCCGTAATGCTGGACGTTGAAAGCGATACCGTTGGCGCAGCACGGTCGATGGTATCCAGCGTAATTGTTGTGCTGGCCGTAATCGAGCTGATAGGCGTTCCACTGTAGGTGCCGGAAAACCTCCAATATGCAGAAAGGGCGACACCGCTTTTGGTGCCGTCTGCATTGTGATTGACCCGGACGGTTTTTGTTTTCAGTAACTTGGTATGCTGCCCGGAGGAGTAATCGTTGATAGCCGGAGCTGTATACGTTTCCGAGGTGCCGTTGATGGAAATAGTCGAATCGGCACGGGAGCCGACCTCCAATGTGTAATATTTTAGGTAAACATTGAGCGTCACATCCGAGTAGTTTCCAGTGACGCTTTGTGTAGCCGACCATGTGCAATACAGGCCGAAGTTGTTTACTGGCAAGTTTTGAAAGCTGCCGCTTAGTGCCATATCGGTCGCCTCCTTTCTTAGTCGAGAATTACGATGTTCAGCCCTTCAGAGGCTGTCGACATCGGTACGAACTTTGTCTTGCCCACAGTGAGTTCACCGTCCACTGTGGTTTTCTTTGTCTGTGTTTCATCCTTGTTCAGGGTAAAAATGACCTCATCGTTGTAGTAGCCGGCAAATTCAGTATTCGTGATAACCGTCCGCTGAGATGACGCCGCATTGGAAACAGCGATGCCGTGCTTATCGATTTTGACTTCGTTGGTGTAAATCTCATTCGGTGCCGGGGTCCAGTTGTGAACGGTGGGGCCTTCTACCATCATGATGTCTGAAACATACAGCGAAGCGATACGATTGTAGATGTAGAAAACGACCGTGCTGTCGGTAATGTCATCAATCACGAGGCTGAAATCCTGCCAGCCAAATGTAGTCGTCTGATTGAAGAAGTAGGCATATTTGTTTCCGTTGTACTGCACCCGGATATAGCTGGAATAGCTCGATCCCGTTTTCTTTGCCCGTAGCGAGAAGGCATAGGACTGCCCGGTGACAAGCCCTGTAACCGTCTGCTTGAGCGTCGATGACGCACCGAGCACGAAGCAGCTGTCAGATGTCGTATTATTCTGTGTGTCAGTGGAGGTATCGACCGTGACCGTTCCCGTTTTCACCCAATCATCTGAGATGCCGTTTAGACCTGCGGAGTTCTGGATGAAGTTCAGGCCGCCAGCATACTGATTGGTGACCTGAACCGTAAGCCCATCAATAGTCTGCTGTAGCTGTGACATCTGCGCTTGCATTTCCAGCACAGTCTGATGCTCGTTTCCGAGGTTGTCAGAAACCGTCTCAATTGTTTCTGTCATGGTCCCAACGTAGCTGTTAAGGCCATCGATGGTGCTCTGTAGCTCTGCGCTCTTTGTGGTGAGAATGGAAATAGTGGTGCGGAGAGTTTCAATGTCGTTCTGCACGACCCACTCCGCACCGTTCCATATTTTCGTCTCCGGAGGCGATGCCGAGGTGTCCACCCACAGCTGTCCAACATAGGGATTCTCCGGAGCTGTTTCGGAAGCCACCACATCACAGATGTTTGTAATTGTGAATTGGCCTATCGCCTTCATGGATACACCTCCTCAGATATTCACCACGACCATGAAGGTTGCCTTGGTATCGACATCAGAGGTTGAAACGGAGAGCGTTTTTCCGGTCTTTGTGCCGTTTGTACCCCAAGCGGTGTCGATAGCTCCATTCTTGTCGTATTTGGTCCATGTGTACGAGCCACTTCCAGCAGCGTCTACTTCGACTCCGGCCTGATAACAAACCGCTGTCAGAACCGTAGTACCGACGCCGTTTTTAAAGACATCACCGCCGGTCGAGGAAACAATGACCTGCAGCGGATCGGAGTTGTCGATAAAAGTGCAGACGTCATAGAACTTGCTGTTGTAAGTGGCCGAGGCTGAATCGGTATCCTTGACACAGCAGCGGATTACCGCATAGCTTTCAACAGCTGCCGCATAGAGGGTCAGGGTGTTGGTGGTACAGCCGGAGTACATATTCGTGGTGTTGGTCAGCTTGCGCCAGCCGGTGCCAAAGTCAGCATCATAACCAGCGGAAGAAGACGAAGTAACCGAGGCGTCCATCATGGCCCACTTGTAGGTGACATTGGTGGTATCGACCGTCGATCCACGCCAGAGCTCGGCCTTCGCTGTCAAAGTGGCTACCTCTGCATTCTTGAACACATTACCCTTTGGAGTGGTAACAAGCAGATCGACAATGCCGCTGCCGTTGACCACACGAGAGAAGGAAATGGAAAGCGGATGCACGAGATCCAGACCGGTGCTGGGGTCTCTGTAGGTAATCTCGCACTTGAAATCTACACCGGGAAGACCGGCCATGATATTGGCCTTGACCGTCAAGATGTGGTTCTTCGTGCCGCTCAAGACATAGTTACCGCCTGTAGTGATAGGCGTGGTAGAAGTGCCCTGATACCAGTTGACAGACTGCACGTTTTCCGAGGTGATCTGGTCTGTAGTTGTGCCGATGATATAAAGGCTGGGCGTCAGCACCAGATTGGTCGAGGCCCAGTTTGGCGTATAGCTTGCGTTGTCCGGGTTATACATCTGGGTCTTCGGGTGATTGGAGCCGATGTACCCGGTCAGGGTTAGGGCGTCATTGTAGTCAATAATCGTAAATTGACCTTGGGCTTTACTCATAAGAAAACCTCCTTAATCAGCCGAGTAAGCTGTTTCTTGTTGTGGTGTCAATGAGATCGCAGAAGAAGGTCGCACGAACATTGACATCGTCCCTTGTGATATTGATAGATTTGGTCCCACCGAAATGGGCATCGTTCCACGCTTGATCCGCTACCGGATCGTCCGATACCCTTGTCCATATAAACTGGTTGGGATCGAGGCTGTCGGTTACATTCGTGTCCCACGAAAAGACGACAGCGGAAAGCGTGGTCTGAATATTGTTGTTCTTGAAGATGTTCCCGTTGGAAGACGTTATTACCAGCCGGTACATCTTCTGTTCCTCAATCTCGGTGATCCGTTCATTCGTCTCAACGACGGATTCCGTGGTGGCATAGGCTCGAAGCACGACCTCGCCGGTCTCCAGATCCCAATATGAGGACCCGTCCTGCGAGGAAAGCACTCCAGCCTTGATGATGTTAGCGGCCAGCGTTCCGGCGGTGATGAAGTCAGCGACAATCTGCCCGTCGGAGGTGATTGCCGTTTCAAAGGGACCGTTGTAGCCGTTATGGGAAAAACCGAGGCCGCCAACATTCCATCGCCAGATGTTCACTGCAGAAGCGATGTCCGGAGCGTCCATTACCAGAAGCTCATAAGGCTGACCGTTTTCGGAGTCCGTGTGGATCACCACATAGCCGCCAGTCTGCCCGGTGATAAGACTTGTCGCTCCCTGAATGGCAGCGGTCATCAGAGCCGGGAATCTGTCTACCTTTACTGACACAGCCTGAGCAGCGGCTTCGGCAGCGGAAACCGAATTGATCAGGTTGGCCTTGGAATTTCCGAGGGTGATGGATACGTACTTTTCAGAGAGCGTATCGTAAACAGTCTTGATCACCTTTGCTTTGGATGTAATGCCAAGAGCCGAATGCCGAATCGTCACCGTGTCACACAAGGATACTCGTTCCAGCACGGCAGCATATTCTGGCTGCTTCCACAGCGGTTCAAAGGCGACTGTGAGCGTCGGCGCAGTAATGCCGAGTGGATTTCTGGCCAGATAGCTTGTGGCCCTTGCCCGAAGAGCATCCTCGGTAATGGTGTCTCCGAACTCGAAATACTCCGTGAAGTCCTTGATCAGCGTCTTTCGCCGCACGAGCTCGGAGCCGGTGATAGGAAGCAACACTTCCGGCAGCGTGACCACGGTTTCTGTCCCATCCTCGGCTGTCTGGACCGCATACGGGAGCATATCCGTGTACACATCGGTGTTGTCGCTGTCGTGCTCCAGCTGGGTGAGATTCTTTCCGTACTCAATGACAACACCGGTATTATGGCCACGACCCTGATGATGGATAACTCTCCAGTTGTCCCACTCATATTCACCGCCCCACAGGTCCAAAAAGGAACCTGCCACACCGCCGAGGCAAGCTCTGACGCTCTGCGGCTTGGAAACCGAGAACGGCTTTGCTTCGGAATAATCGGTCTGGCAGGTGAAGTTATGAGGCGTAGCCGTTTCACGGAACACCTGCTCCATCGCCAGCGTTGGTGAGATGCTGCTTGCTTCCCACCGCAGGGCTGCGATGTTTGAGAGGTCATATGAAAGGTGCTGTGCATAAACCGTCACTACGCCGTTCAGCGGTGTGGTGATCCTGTAAATGCGAAAGGCCTGATCCTTGGCAGTGTCGTTGGGCTTAGCCTTAATGAGACGCTCATTTGCCAGAAGCTCATAGTTATTGCCGGTCGTAGGGTATTTCATCACCAGCTCAAAGGCACCGTTTCGCTCCTCGGTAACCTCGCAGGAGATAGCATCTGCCAGCGCACCGAGGCCAAAGGTCGTGAACTCTGTTTCGTTTGCTCTGTACAGTACCGGAATCATAGCGTCACCCACCTTGGAATCACGGATACAGATGTGATATCTCCCGCAAAGACGATGCTACTTGTACCGGGATCAAGAACGGGAAAGCCCCTGCCTTCCACGCAGTCGTTCTTCGGTTCGCTTCCCTTGTAGAAGTTCATCTGCTCACTATCCAATTCGATGTATCCGTCGATATTCGTGAGATCCCAATGCGGATGCTGGCTTGCACTGCTAATGGAGATTCTGCCTTCTCCATTCCCATTGACCCGGATGTACGGTTTTGACCGAAAGGCCGTAGGATTGGTGATTGTGTACGGGGACGAAGTAATCATGATAGCTTCTCGGCCTTCGTCCAGATACCGAAAAGGCATACATGAAAAACTGACCGTAAAGACGCCGATCTTGTTCAGCTGGTCCTCAATATCAAGCTGGGTGTTGATGACCGCCTTCCGAAAGCCGGTGGTGTCATAGCTGTCCCTAAGCTCGTGATAGCGGTCCGGCTCATAGAAAAGCCATGCCTTCACAGCAGCGATCTTCTCGGCCAGTTGTTCCTTTGTCCTTGCTGGAAGGAACACTGAGTAAGTAATCTGGACGTTCGGGAACCGGCCATTCGGAAGGATCAGGTCACCATCTCGTCCG